CCGCTGACTCTTCGCCAGTGCTAATTTCATCACTTTCCACAAGTCGCTTTCTAGCTTTGTTGCGATTTTGGGTATTGTTCGATCCTTCGGCAGTAACATCGATAGTGATTGGCGCATAAGATTCCTTTATTTCTTTTAAGGCTTTCATAACCTCATCTTTGTTCATACTGTCAATGGTTCCAGTTCTAATCTCAGATTTGCTGACATAGATGTCGCCTTGGGCTTGACCTCTACGATACTCGGCTTGGACTGCTGCCGAATACGCACCATTGTTCAAAGCTAAATCTCGAATGGATTGCAGATCCCGAAGATGACGCTGGTAGGTGACGCCAAACTTTTCATCCAGTTCCTGTCGATAGGCCTTAATAGCGTAAACGACATGAGGACTGATGTGGTGGTTGGTCAGTTCATAAGCGCGAGTATGAGCAGAACTGGCAGGGTAGCCAGCATTGATAGCAGCCTCCCGCATAGTGATCTGTCCATCTTTAGAAACCAGTTCTTTGACAAACAGTTCTTGTTTACGAGTTAAAGGTTGATCTTTGGTGGACTTGGGCCGACCCCGTGTCTTTTTGACGACTTCTGGGACAAACTTCGAGGTTTCTTTGGAAGACATTGCTATTCCTAGTTAGTTAGAGTGACTTACACCCTATTTTGTCCTAAAACAGCCCTTCTGTATATGCAGACTCAGAAATATTTTTTAAAGAAAAAAAATCTCAGACCCCCTTAACGCACTTTTGCATTTAAGGTTACATAAACTTATTGTACGTTACATATATATTTGATACTTGTGTTACCTCTGTAGACCCTATATACACTAGGATGTATTAGCAAAGTTACATGGTTACACTGGTTACGGACATGTAAAGAGTAAAAATTAATTTTTATTTTCAGATCCTATATACAGTATACGCGTTTAATATGTTCCGCGAGCCGCGTTGCGATATACTCGAACCTTGGCTCACTGACCACAGCTATCCCCTCGAGAGTCCTAGCCTCGTGCCGTGGTTGGTGAGCCACCTACTTACACCCAAAAATAAACGTAAACGATCAGACATACCAGCCCCATGGCGATTGCTGCCATGTTCCAATTAATGTCGTGACGAACGGGTGGCGCGATGCGTTGTTCGGCGTCCGCAATGATTGATTCGCTATCAACGTAAGCCCCGATTGCAATGCGATTTTTTGTCCATTTTTTTTCGTTCCCTTCAAGTAACCACTTCATCACCTGTTTTCTGTCCCACCGATGTATGGTTCGAGGGCCGCGCACTTTGATGGCTGGCACTTTTTTCGCGGCGGGAAACTTATTATCCTTTATCCGCCGATAAATGGTGGGTGCCGAGCAGTTGACGATGGCGCAGACTTCGTCGATTGAGATAAGATTTTTATTCATGATTTGTTAGCCTTATTTAGCGTTTCAGTCACATATTGTGCCAATTTTTGCCCTTTTGCCGACTTGACCCATCGAGCTTTGTCCGCAGAGGTGCAGCGTAGGGTGAGTAACGCTGACTTGGTAACATCTTTGACGGCATTTTTATTGCCGATATTTCCGTGAGGAAGTTCCATGTTTTTTTTCCTTAGAAGTTGTAATCGTAAAATTTATGAGGCGCATCCGATAATTCGTATCGACGTCCGTATTTGTCGCACCACGTTTGTTTGGCCTTACTGAAGCGGATGCGGAATACAGTGGCGTCGTCTAATGACGTGATGATCCATTTTTGGGCGTAGTTATTAATGCAATGGGCCGAAAACCCACCTGCTTGGAAGTTCATCTTGACGGACTCATCCTTTTCCGAATGCATGGCTTTAACTTCGAGGGTGATCTTCGAGACTTCCTTTACTATCTCGTGCGGTTCACAGTCGGTCCATCCTAATTGGTTGGCGTATTTTTCAATCATTTGCACACCTTCTCATATTGTTGGTATTGGTTAAGGGCTTCCATCAAAGCAACAACGACTTGGCCTTGTTTAGCGTGTTTAAGCATCAATTCTTTTTCATGCTCAAAATCGCCGAAAAAGTTCTGCTCCACTAAACTATGGTATAGCCAGTAATCGTCTTTAACGGTTTTGACCATCTCTTCGAGGGTTTCAATTTCTTTTTTAAACGACATCTTTGCCCCCTATAGATCGGTTAACGAATCGATGTAATGCCTTAAGATGGCATCGTCATCATACGTATTGACGAACGAGTGCATCAAAAGATCGATGGCGTGGCTTTTGACATCGTCGTTGCCTGTAATGAGCATCGAGAACACATCGGCCTTATCGTCGTCAGACACATTTTCTAACAGTTCAAAAGTAGACACTTCGCATCGGTTAATAAAAACCGAGCCCGTGGTTTGCAGTTCCCAAAACAGATCGGATCGGGTGTCGATGATTTCCGACTCGTATTCGTAAACATCGTTTGCGGGATTGTTTGCTGTAATCATGCAATTTCTCCTAGATTCCAAGTTCCGCTTGGTCGGCGAGCCGTGTACTCCGACTCATTTGTATTTTGACACAATACATTAATCAGAGCAAGCTGTTTGGTAATCACAACAAAAACAGGCTGCAGCCCCCGTCATCCGTGGTTATGCGATAAAATGGGACTTGACATCTGGTTTGATTTGTGAGACAATGACCATACGGTTGGAATTTTCCAGCCGACCGAGGGTCGCGGCATGACCCTCCTGATCTTTAAAAATACGGAGAAGAAGATGACTTATAAAGTTACGTGTAAACGTGGGAAAAATGTGACGGTCGCAGATCGGGTGATGGTATTGAAGATGGTCAAGCGGTGCATGACTGAACTCAACAAGCCAAAGCACGAGATAGGGTTTATGAAACAGAAATTGTTTTGGAAGCCGCTTGAAGTTCGGATTAAGAAAAAAGGCCAACGCAGTTGCGCTATGGAAGATTCTTGGATCAGTATTGATGTGTCCAGATACCATAAAGGAGATAGACACCTTTTGGAGTACGCGGCGTATAAATCAGATCCTGTTATAGGCGAACGAAAAGAAGCCGCAACACCTGAGTCAATGTTGTTTGGTATTGTGGCTCACGAGGTAGCTCACCATGTGCAATCGGCTTATGGGCCTTACACTCGGATGTATAAAGAGAGTTGTGAGAAACCGCACGGCCATGGCTTCCAAGATATTTATCGGATCTTGAGGTCGACGTTGGTTAACCCTGAGTTAGACGCCTAAACCCAAACCCGCCTTCTTCGGAGCGCGGGTTTTTTAATGAGTAGTACTACTCTCGGAGCGCATTGCTGCCTCGACGGTTTCGGCTTGGAATGAGGCGTTGTTCAGGCAAGAGGACAGTAATCCCATTGCGGAGGACACGTCGGGTGACACATCGATGAGGTGAGTAAGAAGTTGTGTGAGGGCACCGCCGATGGCGGCCCCTGCGTTAAGTTCACGCTTTTGGAACCCTTCGATCAGGGCTACCGTAGCGGTAGCGGCGTCGAAGAAGTCGTCGTGCGCTTTTTCTTCAGCCTCGGAGTATGCGCTGCCATGCTTTTTCAACATCATGTAACTTTTTCCTTTTGTCGTCAGGCTCTAGGGTATCATCTTTTTCGATGCGATCGAGGGTTTCATTGACGGCGTCGTTAACTGTCGACACTGCCATGCTCCACTCGGTTGGTTTATATACGTTAGAAAGGGATGTCATCTTCAAACTCCCCTAGTGGTTCTGCACTTGGGCCCGGACCCGCGCCACGTGCTGGTGGTGCCGCGGCTGGTGCAGCGTAAGCCGGTGCGGAATTAGTTCGTGGCGTAGGTTCCCACGTGTCGACTTCCGCGTACCACTTGCCGCCTTTGCTTTCGCAGACTTGGACGTTGATCCAGTCTTTGTTTTCAGCACTAAGCCACGCAATAAGTTCTTCGCGCTTGATGCTGATGTTGCATTTGACCCAATCGGGCGCTTGGTCCCGTGGTTTTTTAGCCATGAGGCCGTTTACAAATATTTTATCCATGATTTTCTCCAGATGAAAAGATCCCCCCCTCGAGGGCATTCGATTTGGTATAGGGGGGAAGGGTTTTTACTAACTACGGAGAACATTTTAAAACGTTCAGTTTCATTATACACACGAGTATGGGATAAG